CGGGATTTATCGAGGATAAGGGGTCAGTAATGGGCGAGAAGAAAAGAGTCAAGCGCGTGCCGGTCGGTTCCGGGGATCGCATAAAATACTCTTCCAGGCCGGGGTATGTCCGCAGGCTGGTGAACGACGTTCACGGAAGGGTCAAGATGTTCCTCGACGCCGGGTATGAATTCGTACAGGGAGACGAGACCGGAGGTCCGCCGAGGGCGGGCGAGGGAAGTCAGCTTGGAAAAAAGATCAGCAAGGATGTCGGAGGTGGAGTCACCGCGTACCTGATGGAGGTTCCGCAGGAATGGTATGCGGAGGACCAGGCTTTGAAGGCTGAAAAGAACGACAAAATGGAAGCCGCGATGAAGCGTCCCGACGCTTCGGCGGGCCAATACGGCACGGTCAATATCGAGTGATCACGGATGGAGGATGAGAGATGGCTAACAGTGACACCCCTTTCGGTTTGAAGCCCGTTCGCTACTTGAACGGAAGCCCGTGGAACGGACAGTTCCGGGTCTATTACGTACCTTCCACTGACAGCACCGCCATTTTCAAGGGGGATGCGGTCAAGCAGGCATCGACCGGTGCGGACTCCACCGGGAAATATGCGGCGGTTACTCAAGCCACTGCCGGAGACGCAATCAGAGGCGTGGTGATCGGTTTCGGTTCGACGCCCTATCAAATGTATTGTCCGACCGATTTGGAAAACAAGTACAGGGCGGCGAGCACTGCCATGTATCTGGCCGTGGTGGACGACCCGAACGTCGTCTTCGAAGTGCAGGAGGATTCCGTCGGGAACAGTTGCCCCGCCACGGACGTAGGCTTCAACGCCGACTTGGTTGTCGGATCGGGCAGCACGAGCACCGGAGTTTCCGGGATGGAGTTGGATTCCTCGTCGGCCGCGTCCACCGCCACGCTCCAATTGAAGATCATGGGCTTGGTGGACCGCGAAGACAACGAGCTTGGCGACAACGCGAAATGGGAAGTGATTATCAACAATCATCAGTTGAAGGGTTATACCGGGACCACCGGCGTGGGAACCTGATGAAAGGGGTTTGAACAATGGGTATCATAAATTCTTCGTCTTTCGCCAAGTCTCTGTGGCCCGGCTCTGTGGCCCGGACTCAACAAGATTTACCAGACGAGTTACGGGGAATACGAGCTTGAGTATCCGAAAATCTTCGAAAACAACAAGTCCACCCGCGCCTTCGAGGAGGAGATCGGGATCACCGGCTTCGGCCTTGCGCAAGTCAAGACCGAGGGCAACTCGATTTCCTACGACGAGCAAAGCCAGGGGTACCTGAAGAGGTATTCGCACGTTACCTACGGGATCGGTTTCGTCATCACGCGGGAAATGTACGAAGACAACCTTTATCCCGAGATCGGCTTGCGGCGGGCCAAGTCGTTGGCGTTTTCCATGCGTCAAACCAAGGAGATCGTCCACGCCAATATTCTGAACCGCGCCTTCAATTCGGACTACACGGGGGCCGACGGTGTCGAGCTGTGCAGTCGCGTGCATCCCAACAAATCGGGTGGAACGTGGGCGAACGAACTGGAGACCGCCGCGGACCTGAGCGAGGCCAGCCTGGAGCAGTGCTGCATCGACCTGTCGGATTTCACCACCGACAGGGGATTGCTGATTCCCGTGAAGCCGAAGATGCTGCTCATCCCGCCCGAGTTGGAGTTCGAAGCGGCTCGAATCCTCAAGTCGGTTCTACAGTACGACACCGCGAACAACGCCATCAACGCACTGAAGACGATTGGCAAGATCCCTCAAGGGTATGTCGTGAACCACTACCTCACGGACGCCGATGCTTTCTTTCTGGTGACGGACTGTCCGGACGGGTTCAAGACGTTCGTTCGGCGTTCGGACGAATTCGACGTGGACAACGACTTCGCCACGGAGAACGCGATGTTCAAGGCCACTTGCCGGTTCAGTTGCGGATGGACCGATCCTCGCTGCGTTTACGGGTCGCCCGGTGCTTAATGCGTAAAACTCCTCGACGGGCATCGCTTGTCGGGGAGTTCGAAAGGATACGACAGTCATGGGTATCACCAATTTTCCAGGGGGAATTTCCAGCATGGGAGTGCCCGTGCTCGGCGGCGGGAGCCTGCTGACCCAGGGTGCTTCTTTCTTCGTAAACCCTCGGCTTGGAGGCGACGGCAATTCCGGGATTCGCATCGACCGTCCCCTCGATACGCTTTCCAAGGCCCTTTCCATGGCGACTGCGGACCAGAACGACGTGGTTTACATGCTTGCCAGCGACAATTCGGCTTCCGGGACGACGGACTACCAGTCGGATACGTTGGAGTGGGACAAGGACGGGGTCCACTTGGTCGGCATCAACTCCGGGAACATGGTGGGGATGAGATCGAGGATCGCCCAGCTTTCAACGGCCACGGAAGTCGCCCCCCTCTTGACGTGGAGCGCCAGCAATTGCCTGTGCTCGAACATCCATCTGTTTCACGGGGTTGACGATGCGGATTCGAAGGGGTGCCTGAACGTGACGGGAAGCCGCAACAGGTTCTATCGCTGCCACATCGCCGGGATCGGTCATGCCACGATGGACACCGCGAACAACTACTCCCTTCAGATCAGCGGTGGGGAGGAGAACCTGTTCGAGGATTGCGTTATCGGGTTGGATACGATTGCCAGGGGAACGGCGGCGAACAGCGAGTTGAGGCTGGTTTCCGGCGCGACGAGAAACATCTTCAGGAATTGCCTGTTCACGACGTATGCCGAGGCCGCCGGACACCAATTCGTCCTCGTCCCCGTGAACGGAATCGACCGCTACACCCTTTTCGACGATTGCCTGTTTATCAACATGCCTACGGGGGTTGCCAGTGGAACGAGCATGACCGAGGTGTTCGATGTTACGGGCGGGGGCAGTCCCGACGGTCTTTTGCTTCTCAAGGACTGCGCTTTTGTCGGGGCGGGGGATTGGGAAGCCGCCACGGAAAGCGGGAAAGTGTTCGTGTACGGTGCCGCGTCCGAGTCGAACGCCATTACCAGCGGGCAGGCGATGGCTGTCGATGCGTCCTGATCGAGGTGATCATGTATCGTCCCGGCGATCATTGGGTGATATGCGACATTTGCGGGCTCAAGCGGTGGCGGAGTCGGTGCAGGCGAAACTGGCAGGGGCGTATCGTCTGCGCCGATACCTGTTACGAGGCGAAGCACCCTAGTTTGGATTTCCGCGCCCCGCCTCCCGAGAAGGGCACGGTGGGGAACCCGAGGCCGAGGGGCCAAGTAGAATACCTTGAGACGAATATCACTTGGGATGACTTGTGATGGCTACTCAACAGCAGTTGATAGCGAGGGTGGATCGGATAATCCAGGACGACTCGTTCACCGACTCCGACATTCTTGAATTCCTCAACGAGGGGTACAGGAAGATAGCCTACGGGATCAGGATGCCGGAGGGGGGGATCACCTCCCCCCTCCCGGCCTTGGTCACGACGGGGACGGTAACGGCACTGACCGACTCGTCCAGTGTCGCGTTGCCTGCGGATTACTGCCGTGAATTGTTCCATGTGGTCAACACCGCCAACAACATGCCGGTGACGATACTGGAGAACCTGGACGTTTTTCTCCGTTCCTATCCGGCCGAGGATGTCGTCTCCAGCGTCTATGTCGTTGCCGTATCCGGTGGCACCCTCAAGTATCAGGGAATACCGACCGCGGAAGAGGACCTGACTCTCTACTACTACAAAACCGCCACGGAGATGGAGGACGCGACGGACACCCCGTCCGCGTTACCGGAACACCTCCACATGGATCTCCTGAGCAATTACGCGGGTTGGCAAATATTGGAGCTGATCCACGACGGGATGGACGGGCCGACTCCCGCTACACTGTCGAGGAAGAATGCGTTCTTCGAGGCGCTGATCAACCTGAACGAATATATCTGGCACAACCGCGAGCCGATCCAAATGCTCGCGACGGAGCACGGATATTAGAAATGGCGAAAAACAATGTCCCTGTCATGCTTTTCTGTACCGGTCTCAACAACGTGGAAGACCCGGCGCGTGTCGTCTTCGAAGAAGGCAAGGCCGCCCTTACCATCGCTGTCAACATAGACATCGACAAAAGCGGCATGATCCATCGCCGCAGAGGTTACACCCGACAGGTCGCCGGAAACTTCCATTCTCTTTGGAGCGACGGGAGACACTGCTATGTCATCCAGGAACACGAAACCCAGGCCGCCTTGTACCAAGTCGATCCTTCGTTCGGAATAACCGGAATCCGAAGCGGCTTGTCGAAGCACCGCCCCATGTCTTTCGTCTCCATCGGAGACCTTACGTTCTACACCAACCGGTTCCAGAGCGGCGTCATCAAGTACGGAGCATCTTCACCATGGCTTGCCGATCACGACTACGAAGGACCACTCGGGGTCTCCTCGGAGGAAGCCAGCGATTTATGGAACCCTATAACCGATGTCCAAACGGAAATCGAACACGACGGTGAGCGGTGGATTCTGGAAGACGCCATAGACACCCGAGCAACTCCCGGCGAGGGCCACAACATAGTCTATTCCTTCCCTCCCACCGGCGGTTCCTTCCTGGAAGTTTCCGGCGGCTACCTCCTCATGGTAGTGAGAGACACCGTATTCTTTTCCTGCCCGAACCTTCCCTTCTACTGGCGGTACGCCACGGACTGGAAAACCTTCGAGTCGGAAATCACCATGCTTGCCGCCGTCGATGACGGCTGCTACGTCGGCACCCTCGACGGCACATATTTCTGCCATGGGCTGGACCCCCACTCCTGGACCGTCCGCAAGGTATCGGAAACCTCTCCCGTCCCCTACTCCCTCAACCCCGAAACCTTATGGACCGGTCCCGAACAAGGCGACGCCCGCATCTGGTGGAGCAACCACGGCGCAAGCGGCGAGCGCGGCGGCCTTTGCTGGGGCCTCAACAGCGGCAACTACCTCAACCTGACCGAACCCAAGATTGTCACCAAACCGGCTGCCATCGGAGCTTCCGCCATCATCCAGGACAAAGTCGTCACCACTTGTTCCGGCTCCCTCACTGACACCAACTGGCTCGCTCTTTCCACGAACGTCCGCATCAACGCGACTACCCAATACACGAACTTCCCGTTCAACTCCTTCGCCAACTACAGCGACCACACCCTCGGCGCAAGCTCCTCCGGCATCTACCTCCTCGAAATCCCAGGCGACGACAACGGCACCGACATCGACGCCCGCTTCCGCATCGCCAGAACCAACTTCAACCTTTTCAACCAACTCCGCATCCAATACCTCCTCACTTCCATGCGAGGGGAAACCGATGGCAGCTACCAATACCGCCTCTACGACGACGAACAAAACGAGCGCATCCGAACAATAACTCCCATCTACGGTGCCCTGCGCCACCACGTCTGCCGCACCAACATAGGCCGCAACGGTGTAGGCAACGAATGGGACATAGAGTTCCGCAATATTGACGGCGCAGACTTCGACATCGACCGCATCGAAGCCGCCATAACCCCACTAAACCGCTGGCCGCGAAACTTCGTTTCCTAACCGGCGGTTGGTCGAAATGCAACCACACTTAAATTTTTTGGAGGATTGTTGAAATGGCTTGGAAAGCGAGCAAGGGAACCAGGATTCAGATGCTGAAGATGCTGAAGAACAACATCTTCGATGATGGAGTGATCGATTGTTATGGAGGGACGAGGCCGAGCTCTCCGGATGGTGCGGAGGGAAGCACGAGGTTGCTGAGGATCAGTGTCGATGGGGGG